AGGATGCAGGACTGCACGAAAGTGCAAGGCGCCGTAGCCAACAGACGGCACGATTTCGTGCGCATGCCGGTATAGAGCTGGAGCGTTTCGCCCGCGCGTGGCGGACGCCGCTTGCCGTCGAGCCGAAACGTGCGGAGCTTGATGCCCCGTTCGACGTCGGACGCGAAGCGCTTCATGAAATTGAGCGCGACCATCGCCTACGCATCCTTCTTCTTCGGCTTTTTGGGCTCGACATCGTCGGGCTTCTGCACCGCCGAACCCTTGAGCTTGCGGGCCTTGCCGGTCAGCGCGTCGGCGATCGACAGCGGCTTGGCCCAGAAGGTTTCGCTCTGCTCGATCTCGAAGCCGCGCAGATCGGCGATCTTCTCGCGGTCCTTGAGAATGGCTTCGCGGTCGAGCTCTTCGGTGGTGCGCACGAACGCGTGCAGGCCCGCGCGCTTGAGGGCGGCGATCGCATCTTCTTCTTCGAAATCCTTGTCGAGCTTCACGGCCGGCGGCGCGAAGCGCCAGCCGAACGAGCCCTGCGGCAGCGAGATCGAGCGCTTGCCCTGGCCAAGCAGTGCCGTCTTGTTGGCCTCGCCATAGGCCTGCAGCTGCACCATCCGGGTTGCGGCCTCGGCGGTCGCTTTGTCGATGGCGCTTTGGTGCTTGGCCACGACCTCGGCGGCGGCCGCATCGCGCTTGGCGATCAGCCCCTCGAGTCCGCGCACGGCGATGCCGAGCTGGTTCAAAACCTCGTTCGCTTCGTTTTCGTTCTGCGGCACGGGGGCGGCCGGTGCCGTCAGTTTTTTGGACTTGGCCATTGTCGGGGCTCCGGAATCGAGATCAGGAAAACGTGTCGTACTTGGGCGTGGTGCGCGCGACATGGGCCGCGATCAGCAACGCCTCGCGCCGCCGACGGCTTGTCGCGTCGCGCCGCTCGCGGCGCCACGCGCGAAAGTGCTCGACCAGCCGCGCGATCACGACGGCACCGCCGGTATGGATCGGGTTGGCGTAGGCTGCGCCTGTGCGGGTGCGGGTGGGGCCGGCACGGGTGGGTCCGACGCCGGAACGACGGCGCGCGCGATTTCGAGCGCTTCGGCGCTGCCGTCGAGCACGCCTGTGAGCAAGTCGCGCAGTGCGGTCAGACCCGATGCGACGGCCTTGGCCTGCACCTCGACCGGGTAGCGCAGCGACCGATTGTTCAAGATCGCCTCGGCCAATCGCGAGCCGATCCGGATGCGCTCGACATGCGCCCGGAGTTCTTCGTTTTGGCGACGACGTTCGGCGGCGGCGGCTTCAGCTGCGGTCATGGATATTCTCCTTTTCCACGAGTCCGGCTTCGACGCGGTTTGCCGTGCCGGTTTTGAAATTCGGTCGCACCGGCCAGATCGGATCGAGCTTGCGCGTGCGGGCAGCGATGCGCGGCGGTGCTTTGGGGAAGGCCCAGTTTTGCCCGACCGGCACGTCGCGCGCCGCACAGGGCGGCGCGTCGGCAGGCGTGGCCGACGGTTGCGGCACGGACGGCATCGGCGTGGGCAGCTCGGCTCTCGGAACGGGATGTGGCCTGCGGCCGATCGGTTCGCCTGCCGTTGCCGCGCGCACGAAATCGACGGGGTCTTTGAGTGCGATCTTGAGCAAGCCCTCCCGGACTTGCGCGCAGATCGCCTCGACCAACCGCGTGGCCGTCGCTTGCGCTTCGGTCGAGGGTTCGACGCTATCGCCGATGCGTGCCGCGCAAAGCTGCGAGAGCTCGGCGACGGTTTGCGCGAAGGCGGCGTCCTTGCGGCAAAGCTCGGCGACGCGCGCGACCGCGTGCATCACGGTCGTGTGGTCGCGCCCGCCGAAAAGACTGCCGATCAGCGGCAAGCTGGCATCGACCACCAAGTCGCGTGCGACGGCCATCGCTACCATACGCGGCAGCGCGTATTGCATCGCGCGTCGAGGCGACACCATCGACGTCTCCGGCACGGCGAACGATTCGGCGACCGTTGCTTTGACGATCTCGATGCCGCGAAACCAGCCGCTCATGGCTGCACCGGTAAGGCTTCGGCGCCCGCGATGGAGGGGGCTTGCGGCCGAATATGGACGGCGCCGCGCCCAATGCCCTTCAGGTCGTAGACCGTGGCGAGAGGGATCGAATTGGTTTCGATCGCGCGCACGTCGCGCGCGGCGGCCTCGAGGACGGCGACGGCCGCACCCAGTTTCTCGGCGTAGTCTTCGGGGTCGAGGCGCAACGCGTCGAGTACGCGCCTTACATTCTCGATGTCTTGGCTAATCATGAAGCCTCCTGTTTTGTCGGCGTGCGTTGCAGATCGGGGCCGGCGAGCGCGTGCGGGCACGTCTTGCAAGTCGTCCAATGGCGCAACGCGTCGGGGTTGGAACGCGGCTGGGCGCGCGTCTGCCAGCCTTGGCACTCGGCAAGCGCTATCGCGCGGCGCAGATGCGGGCACACGACCTGGCCGCCGCCGAAGGCGCGCAAGACCCGCGCTTCGATCTTGACGGTCGATCCGGGATAGCAGCCGCGCATGGCGCAGCTCACAGACGAGCGCGACATGCCGATGCGGACGGCCACACGGCCGATCGCACCGCGCGGGTTGCCGGTGCGCTTCTCCTCGGCGACGGCCTGGTTGAGAAGCGCCACCCAGTTCGATCGCGCCTGTTCTTCGGGCGCGCTCATGCGGCACCTTCGGGAGCGCCGTTTTCAGACGGCGGGAGATAGACGCCCGCATTCGGATCGAAGAGCCGCGTGAACCGGTCGGCCGGCCGAGGCGCTTTGACGCCAAGATCGCGCAGCAGCAGATAGCGCACGGGCTTGGGGCCGCGCCCCGTGTCCGCCCCTATTGCCGCGACAACGCCATGGCGTTTCCAAAAGCCCACGATCTTGCTGGCGTTGGCGCGGCCGCGTTCGCCTGGTCTCGCGGCGATCTCGACGAGCTGCGCGATCGTGGCCTTGCGCATGTGGCGCAAGGCGGCCCACAGCCGTTCGACGAGTCCGCCTTGCTGGTAGCGCGGCTTGCAATTCGCCGGATCGTCGGCGAGGGCCGGCGGCATGCTGCCGGCGGCACGCACGCGGCAACCCCTCTTCGTGAGCGCGTAGCAGCCCGGCCGCCGCCGCTCGACGAGTCCGGCTTTGACAAGACGGTCGAGGCGCTTGGCCATCGTGCCGCGATGCTGGCCCAACGCCTGGGCCAGCGCCGACACGCGCACGTAAAGATCGCCATTCGCCAATGCCGGCGGCGGCATCGCGTCGAGCACGCGTTGGAGCGGACCGACGGTCAAGGCGCCGACCATCAGCCTTCCTCCCCGCCCGGAGCCGTGGTGGCACCGGGGCGCGCTTCGGCCTTGACGAGCTGGCGGGCAGCGACGTCTGCGGCCGTTAGGATCTTCGATTGGCTGCGCACCGCGATGCGCTTGAGCTCGTCGGCCGCTCCCATGGCAAGGCGCATACGGCCTTCGGTGTCCTTGAGCAGCCGGTCCATCAATTCCGGATCGACCTTGCAGCCGGCGCGCGCCGCCAGCAGCTTCGCCATGTCGTCTTCTTTCATGCGCCGGAACTTGACGACGCTCGACACGCGCGACCACACGGCCGGGTGGCGCTTCAGCTTCTGGACGATGAATTCGCGCCCCAGCAGCACGCACGGAATTTCGACCGCATCGACCACGCCGCGGATCTGGTCGATGACCTTGCCGTTTGCCAGCGCATGCTCGACCTCGTCGAAGATCACGGCGCGCGGGCGCTTGGCCAGAATTCCGATCAGCTGTTCGAACAGGCCCTCGGTGCGGTGGGCGGGTTGCTCGCCGAGCTCGCTGACCCAGTCCGTCAGCACCCAGTGCGGCGTGCATGCCGGCTGCAGCCTCACGAACGGCACGTCGTTCTGCACCGCGTAGTTGAGGCCGAGATGGGTCTTGCCCAAGCCCCACTCGCCGCTCATCACCACGAACGCCGCCTCGGGCGCCGAGCGGCCTTCGATCGCCTTGATGCCGTCGCGAAACAATTTAGCGTTTGCGACGTCGATCAGATTGCCGTATCTTCCTTGCGTCAAAGCACTCTCCTGTTGGTCTGCAGTTCAGTTCCAAGGTTGGTCAATTCAGGCCGTCGCCGGTCATCACCCGGCGGCGGCCTTTCTCGTTTTGGCGCCGTAGAGCGCCGCGTTTTCGATCCTCTCTTGCGTGATGGTTTCCGACTGTTCGATGCGGCGCGCGACATACGGGTCGGCCGCGATCGCCTGCGCCAAAAGCTCTTTGTGGTGCGGCTGCGCTTGCTCGGGGTTCTGGTGCACCCACAGGAAAAACACGCGATCGGGCGCGGCCTTGACCTGTTCGAACGACAGACCGCGCGTGTCTTCGACGTCGTCCCAATCGATGCGCGTTGCGCGCGTCGGTGCGGGTTCGACGCTGCCCGGCTCGCTCGCCGACGTGAGGACTTTCGGTTCCCAACCGCGCGGCGCTTCGAGGGCGGCGGCGGCTTTGGCCGCTTCGTCCAGTGCGGGCGACGAATGCACGAGTCCCAACGGGGCGGCGTCGCCCGCCGCCTGCAGACGCGCGACGGCCGCGTCGAGCACCTCGCCGGCCGTGAGCTCGGGCCGATGCACGCGCTTCAGCTCGCGCGTGAGTGCCCTGCCCGTGGCGTCGAGCCGCCGAGCCGTAGCCGTTGCCTCGGCCGCCAGCTCGGCGCGGCTGCGGCCGGTGCGTTCGGGATCTTCGGCGACGCACACGAACTTGCCTTCGAGATCGCGCACTACCACGCGCCCCGCGTCGGCTGCATCGAAGAGCACGCGTACGCGCAAGCCCATGTGCGCCACGAGTGCCGGGTGCATGTACTGGGCGTTGTCGATCGCGAGGCCGCGCTTGCCGACGACGCGCACGCCGTCGCCGACCGGCTGGGCAAGCAGCACGTCGAGTGCGCGTTCGTCTTCGATGCGGCAGGCATGCTGCGCATGCGCGTCGGCGGTGGCGCGCGGGGTCGCACCGTGCAAACCCTCGTGGCCGCGCAGCTCGTAGATGCCCAACAGCCACGCGTCGAGGGCGGCCTGCAGCTGCTGGGCCGTCATCGCGACCTGGAAGATCGCGGCTTCGGCCTCGCCCAGCCGCGACGAGAACGCGGCGCGCGACCGAATGGCCTGCCGCTCGGCGACGTTGTGGCCGACATAGCCCGGCAGCGTTTCCAGAAGATCGCGCGTCATGCTGCCGAAGAACCGTTCGATGTGCGGTTTGCCTTCCGGCGTGAAAGGCCGGCAGAGCTTGTGCTGGATGCCGAGGGCCGCGAACGCCGACACGACCCACCGCGATTTGAATTCCTGGCCGTTGTCGGTCTTGACCGTTTCGGGCTTGCCCCAGTCGAGAATGCAGCGGCGCTTCAGCGCCAGCACGGCTTCAGACTTCGACGTGCGCGCGACGAGTACGCGCGCGCGGCGGGTGAATACGTCGATCGTGCCGACGATCGCGAAGCGGCCGTCGAGGCACTGGACGTCGGCGGGTGTCGCGTCGCTTTCCCAGACCTGGTTGATGCGGCCGATCGTCTCGCTTTGGCTGCCGAAGCTCGGGCGGAACTTGTTTTTCGCCGCGTCCGGGTTTTCCAGCAGCAGGGCCGTGCGCGGGTTTTCTTCGCGCCAACGGTTCATCCAGCGCTGCAGTGTTTTGGCGGACGGAATTTCCAAGCCCCGGAAGCGCGCCTTCATTGCGTCGCGCACCGAGCCCGGTCGGTAGTGCGGGGCATGTGCGATCAGCGCCACGATGAAATCGCGGAAGACGGGGTTGCCGTCGATGAGGCCTGTCGCGCGGTCCGGGCGATAGCGGCCGGCGAGGCCGCTTGTGTCGCCATGCTCGGCCGCAAAGCGCCAGCGCCGCAAGCTCGGACCTGAGACCGCCGGCAGCGCTTCGCGCAGCCAGGGTTCGGATTCGATACGCCCGGCGTTCCATTCGTCGGCGAAGCGCAGATCGGCGGGCGTCTGGTCGAGGCAGGCGCGCTTGCGATAGGCGTCGGCCAGGCTAACGATGCACAGGCGCGCCTCGGCGCGGGTGCGCTTGTTGCCGCCCAGCCCGGCGATGTCAGCAAGGGCAGCGTTAGCAGCTTCTGCCAGCGTCGCCTTCGCTGACGCGGAGACGTCGCGCGCGGCGAGCTCTTCGCGCGTTTCGCGCGGCAGGGCGTCGCGCGGATATTCGTACCCGCCGCCCCGGCCCGAGCGGGTGCGGTTGGGCCAGCTTTCGCGCGCGGCCTGGATGTTGATTCCGCGCTTCGTGCCGGGCAGACCCGGCAAGGAAAGTGCCGCGAGCTCGGATGCGGTGAACCAGATTTTCAAAGGTGCCCCCGGCGCAGGCGCTTGCGCAGTTCGCGTTCGCGCGTGCGCAGCTCGTCTTGCTGGGCGAGGACAGCGCCCAGCTCGGCGCCGATCGCGGCTTCGCCGGTCACGACCTGGTGGCCGGATTTTGCGGCGAGCCGGCCGAGCAACCATGTCGCACCCGTCGCTTCGATAAACGCGGGCAGATAGAGCAGCGGAAAACGCCAGTCGGTGCGGCTGGGGGCCGTCCATGCGTCGAGCGTGGAAACCGACACCGGATAGTGCGGGTCGGCGCCGAGCGCTTCTTCCATCGCGGCTGCAATCTCGGCGCGACTACGCCCGCTGCTTTTGATGGCTTCGGAAAGGTCGGCGCGCAGCTCGCCGTCCCAGTTCAACGAGCCGCGCGGTGCGGGCTGCGGAGCCGCTTGCGGCAGGGCCAGCAGCTGCTGGCGCGGGTCTGTTTGGCGGGGGCTCACGCTGCCCGCCTTTTGTCCGTATGACATACATTGCGCGGAGGGGTTTTTTTGTGCGAGTTTCCAGAATTGCGGAAGCTCGAAACTTGTCCGTCTTCGTCGAAGATCGACGGCCAGATTGCGTGGGGCGGAAGGCCCAGCAGTTTGGCGATATGGGCCTTCACGCGCGGCCAGCGGCACTTCGAACCGAGTGCCTTCGATCCGGCTGAGCGATGGAGCCCGAGCGCAGGTCCAACTTTATCCAACCGGTGGCCCGCTTTTGCGAGTGCGGCCACCACATCGGCGGGGTGCCAATCGATGGTCGAGGGATGTTTCCGGCGGGTGTATGTGTTCAACATGTTGAACAGACAGTGTCGAATTTAATCGACATCGTCAACGATAAAAATCGAGTTCCCAGTTTCACTTGCTCGAATTTTATCGATTGCATCGACTACACTTGGAAAATCAATGCCTAAGCTGCCCCTCGCAAAAATGGACGAAGTGGGAAATCCAGTTCCCAGTTCGACCGCCGAACTGGGAACGCGCATCGCGCATCTCGTCGCGCGCTATCCGAGTCGCAGGGCTGCGGCAAAGGTCTGCGATCGGACCGACGAGATGTTGGCGCGCTACGAGAAAGGCTTGGCCGATCCGCCGATTAGCGTGCTTGCAAAGCTCGCCGAACCGCATGGCATATCGCTCGATTGGATCGGCACGGGCCAAGGTCCGGTCGAACGCGGTGCCGCACCGGAACCCACAATAAAGCCTTTGGATACGGAGCTTCTGCGCAGTTGTCTCGGCCTCATCGAAGAGCTGGCGCCAACCCTTGCAGCCGCGCAAAAAGCCGAAGCCGTGGGGCTGCTCTACGAGCTTGCCCTTGAAGAGCCCGCGGATTCGCGCGTGGTCTGGCTCCAGACCAAAGGTCCGAAGATCGCGCGCCTCGCGGGCTAACCGCAGTTTTTGGAAATAATCCGCAAAACTGCGGCTTCGTAACCGCAGTTTTTATTGTTGATTCATGTTTGCATGAATCATGACCTACAATGATAATCGGCCGTCGAAACTCGACCGCATCAAACAAATCCTTTTGAAATCGGCCCCGCGAGAGGTTCCGAAGTCAAGCCCACCCATTGTCATCAAAGGCTGGTTCAACCGCGTGACGGTCGTTGTGGCGAACGATCGCCGCGATCCGGCGGTGTGATTTCAAACTGGGTGTCCAGGCGCCAATATCGCGCGCGCGTCGTGTCCAATTTGGGCCGATTTGGCGCATACATGTCGCGCCCGGCGCCGCGTCGATTAACCCTTAAAGATCAATAGCTCGTCCCGATAAATCCCGGCAGATGCCACCCAATCCCGGTTTCCCACTTAGTTTCATTCCCCCTGTCCCTGCACACTGGCTCGAAAACCGGCCGCCGCAACATGTAACTTCGATTCTTCGCCGTGGTTACATTTGCGGAAAATCAACGGCTTAGATAGGCGACGGTCGCTCTTCGTCGCGTTTGGTAACCTATTTCAGGCGATCTCGGCGGCGAGTTTGTGCAAAACCGCATCGGCGAAATTCGAAAAACCGCGCGCGGGCACCACGAAAGCGCCTTGGCCGCCGATCACCTCGCTGCGATAGACCGAGGCGAGATTCGCCTCGTCGGTCAGGATCGGCAAGCCGTTGATGCCGACCCCGGCCGCTACGGCGTCGTCGCGGGCGAAGCGCGGGAAACGGCCCTGGTTGTTGCGCCCGTCGCCGGACACGTCGATCGTGCGGCGGGACGCGGCAAACGGGCATTTTTCCAGGACGCGCACGGCATGGTCGATGGCCGCCCCGATCGCCGTCGCGTCGTCGTCCACGAGGCGCGGCTGGGCCTCGAGGCGGGCGGCAAAAGCGTCGATGGCGGTTTCCGCGTCGAGCAGCGTCCAATCGAGCGCTTGCGTCTGCGCGAATTGGCCGCCCCATTGCGTCATTGCGACCGCGATGCGGCGCGTGGGCCCGCCCAGTATCGCCCGGCGCACGCGCGCATGGCGAAACGCCGCCGCATAGCCCTCGGCCTGCAGCCGGTACTCCCGGCCGTCGATCGAGCGCGAACAATCGACCGCCAGCACCAACGCCAGATCGGCCGAAGGCGCTGCGAACGGGCGGGACGGATCGACATGCGCGGAGCGGGCATCGCCGAATGCGGGCGAAACGGCGGCGGCCGCAAGGCTGCCGGCCAGAAACGCGCGGCGGCCGAAATCGGGCCGGGCAAGTTCCGGCCTGGCAAGCTCCGGGCGGGCAAGTTCGGGTCGGGCCATCGGTCCTCCCTAGCGCTTCGCGAATTCTCGCACCGCAGCCGGGATCGCCACAAGCAAGATTGCCCATCGCGCCGGAATTTGCGAGTTTGCGGCCCGTTTTGTCGCAACAGCCCCAGCGCCGCCCCGGAGCCAAGCCCATTCGCGTCCTGCATGTCATCGCGTCGATCGCCCAGCGCACCGGCGGGCCCGCCAAGGCCGTCGTCGACATGGCCGCCGCCGTGGCAGCGCGCGGCCATGCGGTGTCGATCTACACGACCGACCGCGAAATGTCGGATGCCGAGCGCGCCGCCATCGGCACGCCGAGCGCCGACGGCGTGGAACGGCGCGTGTTCAGGCAGCATTGGCCGCAGACCTTCGCCGCGAGCTTCGAACTCGGCGCGGCCCTCGAACACGCGATCCCGCAAGCCGACATCGTGCATCTGCACTCGCTCTATCTCTACCATGTGTGGAAAGCGGCGTCGGTCTGCCGGAAGGCGAAGGTGCCGTATCTGCTGCGCCCGCACGGCACGCTCGATCCGTTTCTGCAGCGCCGCCACCGGGCGCGCAAAAAACTCGTCGAGCTCGCTTTCCAGGATCGCGTCATCCGAGATGCGGCTGCGCTCCACTACACGGCCGAAGAGGAAATGCGGCTCGCCGCCCCTTACGTGCACGGGGCACCGGGCGTGGTGGTGCCGAACGGGCTCGACATGCGCGACTACGCGCAAGCTCCCGCACGCGGCGCCTTTTTCGCGGCACATCCGGAGCTTGCCGGCACCAAGCCCGTTCTGTTTTTGAGCCGCGTCAATTTCAAGAAAGGGCTCGACGTGCTGATCCCGGCCTTCGCGAAGGCTTCGGCGGCCGATCCCGCGCTGCGACTGGTGATTGCAGGCCCCGACGACGGCTATCTCGGGACGGCCAAGGGTTTTGCCGCATCGGCCGGCGTCGCCGACAAGGTGCTGTGGCTCGGCATGCTGTCGGGCGAAGCCAAGAAGGCGGCGTTCGCCGACTGCACCGCGTTCGCGCTGCCGTCCTGGAGCGAGAATTTCGGCATCGCGATCGTCGAGGCGATGGCGTGCGCGGCGCCCGTGATCGTGTCGGACCGCGTGAATATCTGGCGCGAGATCGAAGCGGCGGGCGCCGGTCTCGTGTCGCCGCCGGAGGTGGATGCGGTCGCCGCCCACATCCTGCTGCTGGCGGGCGATGCGGCCCGCGGCCGGCGCATGGGCGAGGCCGGGCGCAGGCTTGCGGCAGCCAAATACGATTGGGCCACGATCGCGGTCGAACTCGAGCGGGTCTATGCCCGGTTGGCGGCGCAATGAGTCCGGTCTCGGTCGTCGTGCTGACCTTCAATTCCGAGGCCACGATCGGCGCCACGCTCGATTCCGTTTCGGGCCTCAGCGACGACGTGCATGTGGTCGATTCGGGCTCGACCGACGGCACGCTCGCGATCGTCGCCGCCAAGGGCGCGAAAATCGCGTCGCATCCGTTCGAGAACTACGGCGCGCAGCGCAACTGGGCCATCGACAATCTGCCCCTGCGCCACGACTGGCAGCTCCATCTCGACGCCGACGAGCGCGTCCCGCCCGAACTCGGCGCCGAGATCGGGAAGCTGCTGGCGGGCGATGTGGCCGAAGACATCGGCGGCTTCTACATTCCGCGCCTCGTGCATTTCCACGGCCGCGCGCTCAAGCACGGCGGCATGTATCCGATCTACCATATGCGCCTGTTCCGCCGCGGGCTGGGGCGCTGCGAAGCGCGCAAATACGACCAGCATTTCCGCACGCGAGGGCGCACCGAGAAGCTGCGGCACCCGATGGTCGACGACATCCGCCTGAGTTTCGGCGAATGGACCGCCCGGCACAATCGCTGGGCCGACGCCGAGGTCGACGAGATCCTCGCGCCCGGCGGGGACGGCGTGATCCAGGCCGGCACGGGCGATCCGGTCGCCGAAAAACGCCGCGCGCGCGGCTGGTACTACAAGGCGCCTCTGTTCTGGCGCGCGTTTCTGCTGTTCTTCTACCGCTACGTCGTGAAGCTGGGCTTTCTCGACGGCAAGGAAGGGCTCATCTTCTACGTGCTGCAGACTTTGTGGTTCCGCTTCCTCGTGGACGCCAAGCTCTACGAACGGCGCAAGCAGCTCGAGGGTCGCGAATGAACGACCCGTGCCTGTTCTGCGGCGCGCCGACGCGGGCGGCGATCGCCGACGTCGTCGACAACCGCTTCGGCTCGCCCGGTCGCTATGCGATCCATGCGTGCGCCGCCTGCGGCGGCCGCCAGACCTTCCCGCGCCCCGACCAGGCGGCGCTCAAAGCCCTCTACGAGCGCTACTACAATTACGGCGGCAAAACCGACGGCGCTTACGCCGCCTTGCGCGAGAAGTTCCTGTTCTCGCCCTTCTACCGGCTGATGCTGGCGGTCGACGGGGATGTTTCGTTCCATCTCCAGAAGGGCGCCGGCCGCCTTCTCGACATCGGCTGCAACGAGGGGCGCGGCTTGCGGCTCTACAAAGCCAACGGCTTCGCGGCCGAAGGGCTCGAGCTGAACGCGCATGCGGCGGCGGCCGCGCGCGCGCACGGCTTCGCGGTGCACGAAAAACTGATCGCGGATTTCGCGCCCGCCCGGCCCTACGACGTCG